CTGGGGTGAGGTAGAACCAAGCGACCTGACTTCTGACATTGTCAAAGACAGGTTGCGGGCAATTTACCTGAAGGGTAAACAGCTGGTTAACGTCTGTACAAACCGGATTCCGGTTGTCATTCGTGGTCGGCATGGCCGGACCACCGCTGCTCTTACCTTCAAGGCTGCGCTTGCTCAAGGGAAAGGCACTGCAAGGCAGTGGTTCTCCAAGGCAGTCGGACCGCTTACGGATGACTTTGGAAGGCCCATTGGGCTCAACCAGTCAGGACGCACGCGGTTACGATCAGATCTCAAAAGGGGGCTCATCTCAAGGAGGGAGGCAACCTTTTTAGGCATCCAATCGGCCCTTGTAGTAGCCACAAAGTTTGCTGTATTGCAGCTTCCTGAGTGGGACGGATTCCGTCATCTACTTTTCAAGGATTGTTATGAATGCAGTTGCATCTCCACGTTTGGTAAACGGTGGAAGAAATTTACAACCGCAATTCAAAACTCACTTCTCGGCAATCTGCTCATGGAGCGGCCACGGGCCCAACTTGAGGAAATAGTCGACAAGTTTCCAACCGCCAAGCGCGTTGCAGAACTTCTGCTTAGATTGGGAATCCCAATTCTAACTGGTCCCAAGGGGAACAGAGAACGCTTGTGGTTGGTTGCCCACTTGACGCAATCGCGGTTCTTGCCTGGACCTTCCAGGAAAGAATGCCTTTCGTCAGTGGTGGAACTGAAAGATCGACTGACAGGACCCAGGCCAGATGGTGCCCAATGGGCAACTTCACGGGACCAGTTCGCGTCAGTAGAACTCGCTTGCCAAACGGTAGGACTCGAGAACCGTGAGTCACGGTATGCGAAAGATGTGACACGGTCGCACCTCTCGCTCTCGAATTCTGCGTGCTTGGAGTATACGCGGAAAGAAGGTGGTAAGCTCTCCATATTATGGGGTGACTTCAAGGAGTTCATGGAATCCAAGATCTCCGACCACTTCAAAATCGCGCTCAAAGAGGATGAGGAGCTCGTCCGAATGCAAGGATTCCTTGCTACGGTTCAGCGCTCAATCGCTCGGTACGGTCGGAAAAGATTCGATCCTGAGGTAGAATCGCCAATGGAGATCTACACTCGAGGTCGGTTCCTTTACCGAGCCAAACTACTGAAGAGAGTTCAGGACGCTCCCATGGGGAAAATCCCGGACGGAATCTCTCAAGTAGAATTGTATAACCTCTACCACCCGGAGCTTCCGGAGGTGTTCCAGGAACACTCGTTACTGGCCGCGTATTTGCCATCGGGATTCCCAATGGACAACGTGGAAGAGGCATACAGAATTGCTCGAATCAATCTCGAATCTCGAATTGAAAGAAAGCGCAAGGAGCAGACCGGGATCTTTGATGCCATTGGCAACGAAGTTTGTCCCGCACAGTACATCGACTTTCCAATTTGGCAAGCCGCGTACCTATCTGAACCTCTTGAGGCATCTGCCTTCCGTGAGCCGCTACCATTGATAGACGCTGACGGAGACAAGATTCTCGACCTGCGAGCAGGAGTTGACAGCCGATTCGGCATGCTTCTCTTCCTGTGGTCGGAGGTAAACTATCAGAAATGGACGGCCAATGGCCGGTTACCGCTTCCAGTGGACCCGGTACCCATCTCTGAACCTGGGGTGAAGGCCAGGATTGCAACCAAATCACTGATCTGGATCAACCTGTACTTATCACCCGCCAGCCACCTCATCAAGGAGACGATGTTATCGATTCCAGGATGTAGGGTGGGATTAAAAGGCTCGGACCATGCGTGGAATTTCGAAGCGTCCTTTGGACGGCATGCGAGTTCCTGGCGTGAGATTGAAGCAATTTCGACGTCAGATCTAACTGCAGCCACTGACTGGTTAGAACACGACATTGCGGCGAGAGCCATGAAGGCGTTCCTTGCGGGTCGATTCGATGAACACCCGGCAACAGGATACCTTGACAATGCGATTGATCTTGTTTGCTCGCCTCGATTACTAATCGAGAAGCCCTCCTGCTTCAACTTGAAGGGAGGCACGAGAAACATGAGCATCTACAAACGTTACAAAACGGGACCGGCAGTGTCGGTGTCTCATAATGGAACGTATTATCGGGGCTACGTAACGAACAGAGCCGTTCTGATGGGAGAACCTCTCACCAAAATGGTTTTGTCGCTGCTTAGCATTGCTGCAGAGCGCGCGGCTCGCGCCTCCACAACAACTTTGAACCCGTCAATTACCGATTATCGCAAAACGCGACGTACACTGCATCAGTATGCGTGCGCGGGTGACGATCATATCGGGATCGGGAAAATTTCCTACCTAATGCAGATACCACAGGTGCTGCAGTACTGGTCAGGCGAAATCTCCTGGGACAAGTATTGCGTTTCGCGTTACGGAGCGCACTACTGCCAAGACTTCATTATCAAACCTGAGCCCGGACCAAGGTACGCATTGCGTGCCCTGTCAAAGCTGGCCCGTCAAGGACGGAAGGAAGATAAACCGAAGTATAAGCTCGACCACGTGTGGCTACGCCTCTTCTCCGACCGTCGGAAAGTGGGCAGCGCCGTGTTCGAGGAAACCAACCCTTTTCCTGGTAAAGCAAAAGCTCTCACTGAGAGCATGAGCTGGGCAGGTTGGGGTATCTCCTTCAACATCAATCTCTTACTACTCCAGAAGCTGGGGTTAGGCCGCTGGTTTCCAGCGGAGTATTTGAAAGATTCAAGAAGCTACGTACCGCAAGCATTCGGAGGACGAGGGTTATTAACCCTTCCTGGAATCGAACTGGCATTGCCAGATTTCTTGCGTTACTGTATTACCAATTCAGATAACGTCGCTGTTCGCATGGCGAACGGTTCAGGCGACTCGCGTAAGTTACGCGGAGTGATCCTAGACGATACTGACAAGGCGTTAAAGCGACTCCAAGAGCTCGGCGTACGTGTATACACGCAAGCCGAGGTCGAAGAAGACGCAGCTGTTGACGAGCTAGAGCGATTTGGAGAGATGTCACGGACATCCCTACAAGGCAAAATCTCGCAAGACTTTGTTGATTACGAGAAATTCGATCTCACTGAGAAGAAAGTTGCTGTAATCGCAAAAGCATTTAATGGTCCGTCGGTTCTCACTGAGACTCAGAAATCATACGAAGGTCGTATGAGGTCTGTTGCGCGCGCGCAACGACGTATCCATATTGCAAACAACGCAGAACTCGTACCTGCACCAATGGTGCAAGTAGCTCTGATGCAGCCATGGGCCGCTATCAGGAGACTGTACGTTCGACGCACGGATTTGGACGGTCTGCTCCCAATGGGAGTCATTCCTTCCTTCACCATACCGGTAACCCATCTCTCAGGCTCAATGAGCCTGATTGAACTGGAAAGCCGGGTTTTACCCCAGCGAGGCGAAATGCGCGATGTCTTGGCCCAAACTGAATTGGACTCAATGTCGGTGGTTTCGTCTTACGATGACACAAGTCTTCTCAACCATCATTGATAATTGAGGGTTCTTCTTGCTAATCTGGTAATGCCAGTTCGCAACATCTCTCCTACCCGGTGGGCAAAAGCCGGTGGTGCTATAAGCAAACCTGGGACAAGTATTGCGTTTCGCGTTACGGAGCGCACTACTGCCAAGACTTCATTATCAAACCTGAGCCTG